CCATCATACCAAAGCTCTACTCCAACATCTGACACTCCACCTGCTACTTCTATATAATCACCAGCATCTAGTGATAGAAAAATATTCATCGCACCAATTAGTTCAGCTGGGTCTCCAGAAGATTTACGAGCAGGCAAACCAAACCGACTTGCAGAGTCTGCTACATCAGTTCCGTTAATGCGAAACCACACATCTGCATATTGACCATCGTTAGTTGTGTTAATTAACTGCAGCGAATACATCACATTGTACACACCTGCATCTCTTACATATATTCTTGATGCGTTTGTACCATCTTGGTATATACCATTGTTTTGTGTAATGTTATCAAACTCTACAACTGCTGTTGTTCCTGTAGATGGAGCAGTTTGTCCAGTAGTAGAATTAATTTCACCATACGGCAAAGCTGACTCTTCAGAACTTAAACTATCTGGAGCTAATAAAATAACTGAATCAGGACTAATTCGTTCATTATATATAGTTGTTTCAGTGGCCCATCCAGTATTTAATGTTACAACGCCGGTATTATTAGTTTTACCGTTCATGGCATTATTAACCACTTCAGATATTACACGTGGCTCTGCTCCTGAATATGGTAATACACGATATTGTCTAGCCATTATCTAGTGCCTTGTTGTTTTACTTCCAGATCTAATCCGACAGCCGTTGTCCAGTTACCAGTTGGTGATACAGATACACGATGATATCTTCCAGCTGCTCTAACATTTGCACGACCTTCGCTAGTTGTTGTGACAGAAGTTCCAAATGCAATATTGTCATCTAATTCTCGTCTTGATGCAATTTTAATATTAGCTGAACCATTATCTATTTGTGGTTTTACTAAATTAATAACCGTGTTATATCCTAATTCTATATCGCCAGTAATTAATTCAGAATTATATGTAGATCCAGTAAAAGTAACAATTGTGTCGTCTTTTGCTCCGGCAAACAAAAATCTACCACCAACAAACAACCTATCATCTAATGATGCAGGCATTGTGTCTATGTTGGTATATCCTAATTGAGTCTCTAATGCTTCTAAAGTTACTCCAACAGTTGCTAAGTTACCAACTACTGTAGAATCTGTTGTAGCTCTGGACCATTTATTTAATTGCCAATTGTAAATTAATATACTTCGTCCGCCGTCAACATTTGGATAATTCCATACTACTAATTTTTTTACAGGATCAACTGCAGCTGTAATATCTTTAATTTCTGTTAATCTACAATCATTAAAGAAATATCTGTCTACTTTTTCTGTGCCTATTTGCTCAACTATTGTGCCGTCTGTTTTATAAAATCCATCATCAGCTAAAAAGAATGATGTAGCTCCGTATTGCGCAATACTATTGCCTTCAATACATCCTAACCCTCTGGATATAACGTCAAATTGCCAGTAAAATGGGCTCCCAATATATGAGGCGCGATAAATTGCCTTCTCAAGAAATATTATTCCTATTTCTCCACCTGACAGGCCAGTAATGGAACCTCCATCTGGCAAAACCTGTGAATCTGACTGTGATGTTCCACCGGAAACCCATAAAGTTTCGTCATTAGCATCACTCCATTGGACAGTAGATGGAAATGATGATGTTAAATGAGCAGCAAATACAAAGTCACGAACCACAGTGACATATTTTGCAATTGGTGCATTTGTATCTACATCCGCAAAAGCAGTAGACGTGCCAAGCGTCCATGATTGTATTTTAGATGAGTTATTTGCAGCTAAAATAACTTTACCAAACTGAGTAAAATTCCACGCATCTGTACTAGAATATCCACCAGATTTAGATACATCATCTAAACTTAAATCAGTATTATCAAGTTTAAATAATTTAGTAGATCCACCAGCAAATGCTTGTACTAAATCACCATATTTAGATACAAATATTTTATTTAAATTTTCAGTTGCAGATCCTGAGTAGTTTTTAGCATTATTAAATGGAGCGTAACCCATAGATACAGGATAAACATTTTTAGCATCTAATAATGCGCCAGAGTTAGCTGGTTGGTCAGGTAGCCACTCAGTAAATTTTAGTCTTTGGACGGCCATTTAGACTCCTACGTCTGGTAATGTTGCTGCCTTTAATTGTTCTACTGTTGTCATGCTGTCTACTTGTGCAGGAGCATCTCTTAATGCTTGTTTTTTAGTAACAATGTCAGAAGTGTCATCACCTGATTCTAACGCTCTTTGAAATTGAACATCTAATGCTTCTAATTTAGGTGTTCTTTCAGCACGAAGTCTGTCTTTAGTAATGTCTTTTGCTTTATTAATATTTACTTGTATAGCCATTATTGCCACTCCCATGCGTTTCTAAAAGTTCTGTCAGACGGTATTTCTGATACATTTACAATATGATATTCTTTACCTGCTGGTACATCTTTAGCAGCTAATTCTTCTATTGTATGCTCTGCTAACCATTCTGCTGTTGGAATGATAATACTAATTCCACCTTCATCATTGTTATATACGATTCTTTTTTCCATATTTTTTCCTTATCTAAATATTGCTACACCGATTGGTTCTAAATCGCCACGATATGTGACTGTATCACCACCACCTGCAATATAATTAGTTGACACTCTTACACTACCTGTGGCACGAGATGATGTACTATATAAATTTGTCCAATGTACTTGGTTTTGTGTATATTTACTTGTTCCATACACTAAACAATAGTTGGTGTCAGGCATTGCTGTAGTAAATGATAATGTGTAATCACCAGCTCCATTATCAGTTAATGATGAAATGTTAGCACTACTTTCTATTGCAGCAGTTCCTGTTCCATCAAACATTACCCATGCTCTAGCACCATAATAAGGAGCAGAGCCTGTTGTTGCAGTTAATAATGATGCAGTACCCCATGACAATGTACCATCACCATCTGATATTAAAGCCTGACCAGATGTACCATTACCACTAACGTTTAATGCATCAGCGCCAACAGCATTATCTGCTATTTTTGCTGCTGTAACTGCATCGTCTGCCAAATCTCCTGTGGCAATTGTAGCGTCTGCTATTTTAGCGCTTGTAACTGCTCCGTCAGCTATATCAGCTGTAGCAATTGTTCCATCTGTAATATATGCAGATGTAATGCTGCTTAATGTTGCAACTGCACCAAGACCTAAGTTAGTTCTTGCTGTAGCTGCATCTGTTGATCCGGTTCCTCCAGCTGCAACTGCTAATGTATCTCCACTAGTTCCAGATTGAAAATCTTTTAAATGGGCCATTAATTCACGAATGGCATTATTAATGCCGCTTGGTGGACAGCCTTCAGCAATATTAATACTATCTATATCAGTATTATTTGCTGAAATTGAATCATAATCAGAAATCTTTACTTTCGCCATTTTTTATCCTTGTCGTAACCATGTGTTTGATTCAGGTGTATCTTCCACCCATACTTCATTACCAGTAGTAGAGTCAGTCCATACTTCAGAACCCACTGCACTATCTGACCATTCTTCACCTAGAACATAACCAAGAGCAGTTATTGTTCCATTAGAGTTTATAATTGCATCACCACTAAATGTCGCATTTGCTAAACATTCTGCTAATGCTGTTGCGTTTATACTTCCATCTGCACTTGCAACTAATCCACCTAAAGCTGATACTGTTGCATCACCATCTATACTTGCTGTAGCTCTTGCTTCACTGAATCCGTTAGCTGTTACACTGACATTAGAGAAGATAGAGCCACTTGCTACGGCTAGAGAGAATCCTTCTGCATCAAATAATGCGTAACCTAATATGTCGCCACTATTTGTTCTGATTCGTAAGTAAGATACAGATGAACTTGCTGTAGCGTTGACTGCACCAGAGACTGTACGCAATCTTGTAGCATCTATGGTTACTGCACTAGATGCGTTGATATTACCAACACCATTGAGTATTAATAGTCCGTCTGTAGTAACAGTCGCAGTAGATGATATATCGCCACTAGATGTGCGTAATCTTACAGCAGTAGATACAACTGTAGCATCAGCAGTAACGCTTGCTTGTCCTAATAAGACTGCACCTGCTAGTGAACTAAAAGGTGCTTGAGAAAATGCACTTATGCCAAACATCTTATTCCTTATCTAAAGACTGATATATCAACATCTTCGCTATCATAGATATTACTATCATCACCTATAGATTGCATTCTAATGCTGCTTGTATTTCTTGTTCTTAATGAAGCATTTAGTCTACTACTGCCAATAGTTCTAGAAAAATTTACAGACATATTTGAAGAATAATTAGAATCTGGCATTGCTGTGGTAAAATTTACTGTGTAATCACCAGTTCCATTGTCTGTAATACTAGACACATTCCCACTAGCACGAATCGCAACTGTGCCTGTTCCGTTAAAGTTTACCCATGCTCTTGCTGAATATGATGGAGCAGAACCACTTGCTGTAGAGAGTGCATCAGGCACAGGTGCAGTTCCTGTAACAGATAAGTTATTAGCAACAGTTAAGTTACCACTACCATCTACTGTTAATATGGTGCTACCATCTTGCTCTATTGTAGAACCAGATGCTGTAGGTTTAATAGATATAGTCATTTTATTCC